ACCGCTATGAAATCTCCGAGCTGCATTTGATGAATCCGGCGTCCTGCTCGCCGGTGTTTATCGATGGCGAGGTGTTCTATTCGCTGCACGGCAACATCATCGTCGATTACATGAGGGATTTTCCGACCGAGCAGGGCTTCGTCCCGCAGCGCGACGTGCTGCACCTCAAGCTCAATGCCACGCCGTACAATCCACTGAAGGGCATGTCGCCGATCCTAGCCGCGCTGAACGACGTCGCGGCCAACAACGCCATGATGCAGAACCAGCTGGCGTTCTATCTCAACCAAGCGCGGCCGTCGGCGGTGCTGTCTACCGAGCTGAACCTGAAGAAGGAACAGGTCGATGCGCTGCGCGAATTGTGGAACGATCAGGTCAAGGGCCTTGCCGCTGGCGGCACGCCGATCCTGACGGCCGGGCTGAAGCCGGTGACGCTGTCGCAGAACCCGGTGGACAGCCAGCTCGCCGAAATGATGAAGCTGTCGGAGCAGCACATCGCGCTGGCGTTTCGCATTCCGATGCAAATCCTCGGCATTGGTGCGGGCACGCCGATGAGTTCGACCGAGGCGCTGATGAACAGCTGGCTGGCGTCGTCGCTGGGTTTCTGTCTCAACCACGTTGAGGAAGCCGTGGGCAAGCTGTTCGCGCTCAGGGGTTTCCCCGACGAGTATGTCGAGTTCGATACCGCGGCGCTGCTGCGCTCCAACTTCAAGGATCGCATCGATGCGCTCGCAAGGGGCGTGCAGGGCGGTATTATCTCGCCGAACGAGGCAAGGGCATCGGAAAACTACGCTGAGGTGAAGTACGGCGATGAGCCGCGTGTTCAGCAGCAGGTGGTGCCGCTGTCCGCTGCAGCCTCGATCCAGCCTGCGGGCGGCGCCGGTGGGCCTCCAATTCAACCAGCACCGGGGCCAAGCGCACCGCCGCCAGCAGCTGCGCAAAAGGATGCTCTCGATGTCCCAAGACTTGCCGCAAGCCTCAATCGAACTGAGCGACAGCATCTCCGCGCCCGGGTTGCCCGACAGATTCGATCTCCTTGACGAGGTTGCCGATCTGGTCGCCGGGTCGCTGCGCGAAGGCGACCTGCGGGTCGCGGCCGTGGTCGCCGAGGTCCGCCGGGCGGAAGCGGAGCGCGAGACCCGGTTTCTGAACTTTATGCAGCAGACGGAATTGCGGATCGAGGCATTGCAGAAGGCGTGTCTGGAGCAGGTACAAGGCCTTCGGCCCGAGCCGGGGCTACAGGGACCGCCCGGTCCGCAGGGGGAGTGCGGACCACAAGGCGAGCCGGGCCCGGTTGGCCTTTGTGGGGAGCGCGGCTTGCAGGGTGAGCCGGGCCCGGCGGGTGAACGTGGCGAGAAAGGCGAAAATGGCGAGACCGGTCCGCGGGGCGACGCGGGGCCGACAGGATTGCCCGGTGACAGGGGCGAATCAGGTCCACAGGGTGAACAGGGCGGGAAGGGTGATACCGGGGAGCGCGGGCTTAAGGGCGAGCCCGGACCACAAGGTGAGCCCGGACCGCAGGGTCTGGTCGGCAAGGATGGCCTCCAAGGCGCGCAGGGAGGTCCGGGAGAGCGCGGCGAGCGCGGCCTGCCGGGTGAACAGGGCCAGCCCGGCGCACGCGGCCTGCGCGGCCCGCAGGGGCTGCCGGGCCCCATCGGCAAGCGCGGCGATGTCGGACCGGTCGGTCCAATCGGCCCCAGAGGCACGGCCGGGGAGCAGGGCCCGACCGGCCTGATGCCCAAGGCTAAGCTCTGGCGCGGTGGCGTCGGCTACGCGCAGGATGTCGTCATCCATGGCGGCGGCACCTATCAGGCGACCAAGGACACGGCCAATCCGCCCGGCCATGCCGACTGGGTCTGTCTGGCGGCGCCGGGGCTTAATGGCAAGGATGGCCGCGGCGGCCGGGATGGCCGGGACGGCCGGGATGGTGCCGAGGGCGCGTCTTTCGTCATTCGCGGCACCTATGACCCGGCCGCCAGCTATCAGGCGCTCGACGTGGTCACGCTCAACAGCACGTGGTTTGTCGCGAGAAAGGCTAATCCCGGGGCCTGTCCCGGCGACGGCTGGAAAGCCGGTCCGGTCGGCAAGCGCGGCGAGAAGGGCGAACGCGGGCCGAAAGGCGAAGCCGGTCAGGCCGCGCCAGCTGCCGAACCGCTGACGATTGCCAAGTGGCACATCAAGGGCATGAAGATTACACCTCTGCTGTCCAACGGTGCGATGGGTCCAACGCTCGACCTGTCGAACGCGCTGCCGCCGGAGCTGGGCTGATGCAGGAGATCACGAGGATCATCACCCCTGCCGGGGATTTCGCGCTGATCTCACAATACTACGCGCGGATGGCGCTCAATCTGCAGAGTTCAACCGATCCAAATCTGGACGAGCAGATCGAGATGTTCGTGCGCTGGGCTTCCGACGATATCGCCGAGCTGTGCAACCGGGTATTTGCCAAGGAGACGGTCGAAGACACCTATCTCGGCATTTCATCGACCGGCCGAATTTATCTTTCGCATTATCCGATAGCGTCCATCGCCAGCGTCACCGAAGCCGGGTCGAACCTTGTTCAGGGCACGGACTATATTGCCGAGACGGCGACCGGGCTGCTGCGGCGTCAGCCGACCGGGACCTGTTTCACCGAGCCGGTGGTCGTCACCTATACGGGCGGCTACGTGCTGCCTTACGAGGCACCTGAATCGCTGCAGCAGGCGTCGGTGCTGCTGATCCGCGAAGCCTATTATGCCTCGCTGCGGGGCGACGCCACCATTCGCATGGTCAGCCATAAAGAATCGCGCGTGATCTACTTTGACCCGGCGCAACAGGCGCGGGCCTTAATGGGCGGTGCAGGCGGCGCGGGCACCACTGGCGGCACCGCGGCCATGCGTTCGGTTGATGCGCTGCTGAAGAAGTTCACCCGGTTCTGGGCCTGATGGCCGAGCTGTTCGGGCTCACCTTTCATGCCGCGGGTCAGATCGCCGAGGCACTGATCAGCCCTCACCCTGCTGAAAAAATCTTCGAGCTGGTCGAAGAGAAGATCGAGGAAGAGGGCAAGGAACTGGTGAAGGAGGTAATTGCCGAATCGCCGCTCGGCGATGCCTTCGAGATGGCAGAGCGGATCAGGAAAGCCATCGAAACGCACGGGCTTTCGGAAGTCAGACGCGCCAGCATGTTCTTCTTCAAGCGGCGGGCGCCGTCGGTGTTCACCGGTCCGCTGGCGAGGGTCAACGCCGTTCTGCAGAAGGTGCTGCAGGACGAAATCGACCGGGTCACCGCCGAGCAGAAGCGGCTGATGGAGGAACTGCGGCAGACGCATGGCGTGCATCCGGTCGCGGGCGGCAACTGGGCCGCCAACCGTCAGGAATGGCTGGCCAACGGCTGGAAACACGACTGGCGGTCGCAGCCGCGCAATCCCGCTGGCGGTCCGTTCCACTGGTCGGGAGAATGGGTCGCTGGTCGGCTGCCGTATCCCGTCGTCACCACCAAGACCGGCAAGCCGCCACCGTCGCGCAAGACCAAGCGGCTGCGCAAGATACGGAGAAAGGCCCGTCGTTACGGCCGTCAGCTCGCCAAGCGGCTGATGTCGTCGTGGGCAACGTGGAGTGGTTGATGGGTCAGGATTTTTCCAAGCTGGTCTATGCGCACGGTTACGATACCTTCGCCCGGGCAGTGAACTTCACGCCCAAGCTCGGGCTGCCGTTCAGCGGACGCGGGGTTTACGATTCGAGATCGATAGACGTGCAGACGGAAGCTGGCGTCATCCTCGCAGATCAGGAAACCATCCTCGACATCATCGAAGCCGAATATCCGGTGATGCCGGTGCAGGGCGACATCGTCGATATCCCGGCCGACGGTCCGGTGCCTGCGGCGGGTCAGTTCGAGGTGATCATCCTGAGCACCAACACCGTCGAGACCACGCTGACTCTGCGCCAGATCAAGACGGCGACGCCGTGACCGACACGACGCTCGCCCCGTTCGTTCGCGACGTCCTGCTGCATCCCAAGCTGCCGCAGGTCGCGGTCACCTCGCTGTCGCTGCCGATGCTGGCGCGCGACGCCATCGTCGACCGCCTCAAGGCAATGCCGTTCTTCGCGCCGTTCAAGTTCACGACCCATCGCATGCACCAGATCATGCCCGCGTCGCTGCCGTTCTGCGGTCTCTATTTCATTCAGGAGATCGGCGGCCCTTCGCCCGAGCCGCAGACCGGACCGACCGAGTTTCGCACGACGGTGCGCTACGGCTTATCGGCCATCGTTCAGAACAACGACGGCGCCGCTGCCGAATACATGCTGGACCGCGCCTACCAGAACATCGTCAACATCTATGCCGATCCGACGCTGCGCAACAACCAGCTGTTCAAGATCATGTCGTTCAACAGCCAATCGCGCCAGCACATCTTCGGCAGCCTTGGCCAGAACAACGAGACGCCGTTTGCCGAGCTGCGGTTCGAATTCGTCGCCGACTTCGGCTGGCTCAATTACCCGATGCCGGTGATCGACGTGCTGGAGACCATCCATGTCACCACGGACTATCCGTACGACAGTCCGGGCACCCCGGACATCATCAGTCAATACGACATCCCCCAAGAGTGAGGGCACCATGCAGGTTTGGCCAAAGGACGAGCACATCCGGAAAATTATTCGACATCCCATCGCTGGCGCCTTCGGGGTCGAAGGCCCCTCGGTGTGGCCCGACGATCAATATACGTCGCGGCGTATCGCCGACGGCGACGTGCTGACCGAACCGCCAGCGGAAGTGCCAAAGGAAGAGCCGCCGAGCGCCGAGCAACCCACGACGACTGAGGAGTGACGACGATGCCGATTTCCTTCAACCATATTCCTGCCAATTGGAAACAGCCGTTGTATTGGGTCGAAGTCGATTCGTCCAAGGCCGGGTTGCCGACCAACGTCAGGCCGTCGATGCTGGTCGGGATCATGAACGGCACGGGCGCGGGTCTGATCAAGGGCTCGGCATCGCCCAACGTCACCATCCCGGTGGCGACGCAGGCACAGGCCGACCAGTATTTCGGTCAGGGCTCGCAGCTCGCGGCGATGTTCCGCGCCTACTTCGCCAACAACTGGGCCGGTCAGGTTTACGGCCTGCCGCTGGCGGAAGGTTCGACGGCGGCGACCGGCACCATCACCATTTCCTCGCCACCGACAGGCTCGGGCACCTATGATCTCTATATCGCTGGCTACAACGTCAACGTTGCGGTTCAGGCCACCGACACCGTAGCGACTGTCGCCACCAACACAGCGGCGGCGATCAACGCCATGACCCAGCTGCCGGTAACGGCTACGGCGGCGACCGGCGTCGTCACCGTCACCTGCAAGTTCAAGGGCACGCCCGGCAACGATATCAGGCTGCAGGATTCCTACTACGGCGCGGTCGGTGGCGAGATATTGCCGCCCGGCTTGGCCGTCACCTACGTGCCGATGGCCGCGGGCGCGGGCGATCCGGTTTCAACGACCGCGATCTCGAACCTCGGCGAATTGGAAGTCGAATATGTCTGCATGCCGTTTTCCGATTCGGCCAATATGCTTGCGTGGGAAACCGAGTTTGGCTTCTCCGATACCGGGCGCTGGGGCTGGGTCAGGCAGCATTTCGGTCACCTCTTCAACGCCAAGCGCGACACCTTGGCGAACCTGATAACGCTGGGTCCGTCGCGAAATTCCCCGGTGCATTCGATCTTGGGCGTTGAGATGCTGGCGCCGACGCCGTCATGGGAATGGGCGGCCGCCTACACCGCGAAAGCGGCGCGCGGCCTGCTCAATGATCCGGCCCGGCCGCTGCAGAGCCTGCATCTTGAAACATGCCTGCCGCCGCCGGTCGGAGCGATACGCTTCCTGCTGTCGGAACTGAATCAACTTTCTGGATTTGGCATCGCCACCCAGCGCGCGGTCTCTACCGATAACCTGCCATTCATCGCTCGGGAAACCACGACGTACACCAAGAACGTCTACGGCGTCGGCGACGACGCTTATGAGCTGGTGACGACGCTGGCGACGCTGGCGGCGGTCCTGCGCAACCAGCGCTATGCGATCACCAGCAAATATCCGCGCAGCAAGCTGGCGGACGACGGGACACGGTTCGGCGCCGGGCAGGCCATCGTCACGCCGAAGACGATTCAAGCCGAATTAGTCGCTCAATATAGGGTTGACGAATTCAACGGGCTCGTCGAGAACGCGCAGGCGTTCAAGGACAACCTTATAGTTGAGCGCGACCCAAATGACCCGAACAGGGTGAACGTTCTTTACCCTCCAGATTTGGTCAATCAGCTGCGCGTTTTCGCGGTCCTCGCGCAATTCCGGTTGCAATACAACAGGGGCATCGACCTAGCCATCACTTAAAAAGAAAACGGCGACGATTTCTCGCCGCCGTCTTCCGCTCGGATGCCGCGTCTGGCCACGCCTCGCCGCGCCTTGCCGAGCCCTGCCAAGCCACGCTTCATTAAAACAGGAAAACGATCATGGCACAACGAATAGCAGGTGTTGCTTTCCTAAAAGTTGACGGCGCAATTTATCCCTTGCGCGGCAACCTCACCGTCTCGCCGTCCTCCGTCGAACGCGCAGGTATAGCCGGGCAGGATTACATCCACGGATTTAGTGAGTTGCCACGGCTGCCCGTCATTTCCGGCGACGTCTCGCTGACGCAGGAAGTGTCCGTGGACACGCTCGAAGCAGTGACGCTTTCGACCATCACCGCGGAGCTGGCCAACGGCAAGGTGTACGTGCTGCGGGAGGCGTGGTGTACAAGCGCGTTTGAGTTGAATGCGCGAGAAGGGCAAACTCGGGTCACCTTCCAAGGCGTTTCGTGTGACGAAATCGGCTAATTTGAGGA